CCGCACCATTCGTGATCTCCGCTGTGTTTACAGCGTTGTCCGCCATCGTGGCGTTATCCACGGCATTGTTTACAATTTGAAGGTTTGAGAACGCGCCGCTAAGATCACCGCCGGCGGTGCTGGCTGTTGTGATATCGTCAGACGCATTGGTATCGCCTGTGTTGGTAATCGTCAGGCTGTTTCCTGCATCGTTGTAGGTTTTGGAAATACCTGCGCCGGCGACAGTCAAGGCATTCACACGGTCATCTACACGTTCATCGGTATAATATAGATTGGATCCCTCTGCAATGTCTGACGTCGTGGCGTCCGCGCCAGCCGTAACCAAGCCTTTAGCGTCGTAGGTGATTTTGGTTTTTGTGGCGCCGGTGATTGGCGCGTTCTCGTCTACCTTACCGTCTAAAGCCGCTTGTAAATCCGTTTGAGCCGACAGGGTGCCTGTGATCGTGCCCCATGCAGGAGAGCCGCCTGTGTTATCGGCCGATGGCTCCCATACACCCAATGTATTGTTCCACTTGAGTACTTGTCCGTTGGTAGCTCCCATTTGGGCAATGTTATCCGCTTCGACGGCGGCGGGGCCCAGTTCATCTGTGCCAATAGCATCGGGGGCAATATGGAAATCATCCAAGGAGTTTTGCCTTACGAATGCGGTCACATTTGTTTTGGTTCCGCCATCCGATAACGAAAAATCTATTGTACTGGTTTGGTTAAAGCTGGCCGTCGTTTGTGGTGTTTGGGACGTCCCTTCGTCTTGCAGCGTTGCGTATCCACCAGAACCTGTATTATCGGCCGATGGCTCCCAAGCACCCGATGTGTTGTTCCACTTAATCACCTGGCCGTTTGTTGCACCGGCCTGGTTTATCTTGGCCATTGTTACCGCGCCGTTTGTGATCTTCACTGTATTTACTGCGTTCGTATCCACTGTCCACACCGCTCCGCTACTCGTCACATCTACGTCGCCTTTGTCGCCGTCGGTGATGCCGCCGCCACCGGTAGCATCCGCTGCGGGCGCCCAGGCGATGCCATTCCACTTTAATACTTCGCCGGTGCCCGGTGCTGTTCCAGATACGGCACGGCCTTGAAGCCCATCTACCGTTGGGTTTGGGTATGTGCCGGCAAGGTCACCACCGGCGACCGTGTCCTTGGCTACGATATTCAGGCTTTTGATATAATCGTACACCGCTTTGGCCGTCGGGCTTTGGCGGTGGGTGGCCACGTTGTTGATCACCGTGGCAATGGTGGTGAAGTACTTACTGGTGTCGGTGCCGACACGCAGCCGCTTTAGGGCGGTCTGGTAGTCCTTGGTGTCGCTGGTGACCTGGCACGAAGTAGCCAGGGGAATGAAGCTGAGTAAAATGATTAAGATTCGAAATACCATATTTCAATCGCGTTTGTACCGGCCAGGCCGGAGAAGTGAATGTCTGTTGATGCGGGTGTTCGATACATGGTTTCAAAAGTGGCACGGTTGCCAGGGGCGCTGCTTTCGAGCGGTATAGGCCCGCCCAACTCTTGCCCGCCGGAGGTGAGGCCAATGCTGACCTCCTGGGCTGCATTGCCACTGATGTAAATGGCCATCAGCAGCGCCCCGGCAGGTAGCGTGTGTGTGTATGTGCTGGAACTGGTGGTGATGGTATCCACGGTGATCGGATTTGTGCCGCCACCGGGATCTGAACCGGGGCCGCCGATGATATTATAGGTGCCGCCAACCCAAGGTGCCGGGCGGTCGAGTTTGCAGGTGCAGGTTATTTGATAGCCGTTACGATCGGCGCCGATGCGGGCGCCGGAGTCAGCTTTGGAGTTGACCCGCATGGAAGGGATAAAGCGCATGCGGCCATCCTGATAAGTCACCAGGAAATGAACCCGCCGATTGCGAAGCTTGGCGCGCAGCATGTCCACCTCGCCGCGTACACCCTTCACCTGGAGGGTTAGTTTGTGTGTGAAATAGTCGCCGGCGATATCGCCGGGATCTGATTCATCTTCCAGCCGTGCCGTTGAAATAATCGGCTGGAGGTTAAACGGCGCTTTGCCTGGTTTGAAAACCAATTCGCTGACGTCATTCAATAAATACCAATCCGGCTGCTCGTCGAGTTCGGCCGGGTCGATCATGGCAACGTGTGTCAGGCTGGCCAAGTCGAGGGCACAGCTTCGATGAATGGCGTGTAGTGGAATCATGCTGCAAAATTTGCAGCGTTATCCGGCCTTTGGTAGGTCATGCTGTGCCGCCTCGGCCAGCAGTAATCCAATCGTTCGGTTGCGCTGAGCTTTGGCAGTCATGGTTTTAACGGCATAGCTTGCCGTTGATTTGGAGATACCAAGCCGTTGAGCCACATCCCGACAGCTTAATCCGCCGTAATGGATGTAGTAATAGATACGCGCATGCTGCGCGCATTTTTTACCGGGGGCCGAAAAGCAGCGGCGAATACCTTCCACAAATCTGGAGGCTGCCAGTTCGACCTGGCATTCTTTCAAAGTCGCGCGAAGTGGGAAATGGCTTTTGGCGGCTTTGGCACGAAGCCGCATTTTTTTGGACGAAATCGACGCCGACATGCCGCGCCGGCGTCCGAAAAAATCCCGGTTATTTTCGGTTATTTTCCACGTCCATCTTTGCCAAAGTTTGTACGCTGTTTCTACGGCGTACTCATCTTCGTCCACCTTGTACGCCGCGAGCCATTGCTCAATGGCAGCTTTGATGTGGCCCTTGCCTTGAATTCGATTGGCACTGTCGGCATGCCGACAAACCAACTGCTGGTGGTAGCGGAACAGGCGCAACCCAACCGATACCGAATGCCGGGATAAGTGCCTGGCGGTGGTGTCGTCGACCACGATCGAAATGCTGGCCGTGAGCTTGAGGCCGTGTTGCGGCGCCCGATCGCGCCGGTGGTCGGCGCTCAGCAGGTTGAAGGTGAAATCCTGATTAGGGAATGCAATAGGCTCGCAACCATATTCGGCGAGCAATACCCGCTTAGTGAGCGGGTGTACTGGAATTTGGATCTGACGCATGCTTTTTACTTACTTTTTGTGGGTGCCGGGGGGCTGGATTATCACAAAATGTGAAGCAAAAATAACGCCATGTTATAAAACGGTTACTAAATCCTATTTTTTCTTTCCTAAAAGCAATGTATAGGCCAGGGCATTACCTGGTGTTATGTCGGTGTAATGAATAACCGTGTCGCTTTCAAATGCCAGCTTGACCAGTCGGTTGTAGTCCGGACTGTCGCCGATGTGCAGGATGTGTTCGCGCTGGGTGTACGGATGTTGCCGGTATTCAACGGTATCGCCCTGCGATAAAATAAACTGCGTGACGGTTCCGTCGCAGAAATGCCAACGCCATGATGGTTCGGCCGGGGTGATTCGAATCCATAAGCCCTCCAATTCAGGCGTGGCTGGAGTTGGTTCGTGATGGCAAGCAAACAGCAGCAGAAAAAATGGAACGACATATCTCATATCACAGAAACCATTGAGGCCTCGCATAATAGCCGGCCATCAGGCAGCAGCTTTTGAACGCGAAGGCGTTTAACAAAGTAGTCCATGTTTTCTACACGGATTTTTTCTTCGAAAGAAAACTCCAAAAGCTCGCGCCAAGGGAGTAAAAACTGTACCGATACATGCTTACCTACCTGAAGCATAGAGTGCCATAGTTTCCACTGCCGGTTGTACAAGCCGTATTCGCCCTCCCAGTTGAGCGAATACTCAGCATCCTGAATAATATCACCCGCAGTCATAATCTTAACCCGCTGGCCAGCGCCGGCACGTTCAGCCCAAACGTGATTACAAGCGAGCGGATACGCATCGCCGGTTTCCGGATCAGGGGTAGATTGTACGCCACGGAACAACATTAGCGCGAGCGGGAACCCGCTTTGAGACAGGCTCCATTCCGTGCTGCCACCCGGCGTAGTGATATCCGACCATCGAGGCAACTCAACACTGCTTTCATACTGGATCATGGAAAACGCATCGGTGCCAAACAAGCCTTCAATGCCGGGGTCGAAAAATTCGGTACTGTCGGGGTCGGTAAAGTATCCGGCGTGTAGTTTCCAGCGGTTAGAATCCAGGCCAAAGATGCCGCCCGGGGTAAACCTGTCGAGTAACAAAGTATGTGCTTCGATATGCACATAGCGGTTTGTTGGTGTGCCGGCTTGATAGTCTTCGTAAGTATCAAAGTGCTCGGCTTTGTGGGGTGGAGGGATGCCGGCGCGCGGGCTGGTAGAGCCGATGTAGTTGAAGTTTTTCGGGAACTCTTCCGGGCTTTCGATGCTCATTTTAGACGACACAAATGCCGTCCAATTCAAGTTTGTACCGGCACTCAGTACGGTATTGAGCGGAACAAGTCGAAACGTGCGTTTAAACGGGTTGGCAAACATGCCAAGGCACCACTGCGCCGATATCGCCTTTATAAATTCGGTTACTTTTATTTTGGGTACATGTTTGGTCAGGTTAAACTCAGTAGGCAAACCTGGCTCTGTGTCGCCCTCTTCAAAATCGCGCACATCTGCGTTATTGTAAACATACAGGCGCTTTAATTCCAGGCTGCCGCCTTGCCAAGCGTTATAAAAAACATAGTCTTCAGACAGGTTTGAAAATATCTGCTGTAGCAAATACTCCAGCTTTACAAACGGGCTGATAATGCCGCTGTCGACTGTATCGAATCCGGGGCCACCTACTTCAAAAAAGTTCTGGTGAAACCATGGTATTCCGTTGTTGAAGTAATCTGGCCAGTTGTTTATTTCCGCGCCCAACACCGGGAAAAAAGCAAAGTCGTAATCCTCCGGGTTGTTGGCCGTGTCGATCATCAGCGCCGACCAAAAGCTGTGCGGTGATATGGTGCGGGCGCCGCCCAAATCCAGTTGATCCAGGTTGGTGTTTTTGAAGTTTGCCAGCGGATTAACTATCAGCGACAAGCTAATTTTTTCGCCCGATACCTTGATGATTTTCAAGATTCCTTTGAATATCGGATTGGTACCGATACAAGCCCAAACCCCCTCTATTGGCTGGAAGTATCGGGCATTGTCGACTCGTTGCGGGTTGCCCAACTGGCGTTTGACATTTGGGGTCAAAATTAGTTCGGCCGGAAAGGAGTACGAGCCAGGCAGCACACTGGTATCACCAGATGTAAACACCTGGTTGTTCAACTCGAATGCGATGTTGAAGTCAGGCGGTGTGTCCATGAATTCGCCCGTCGGTAGTTTAATGCCCCAATTCATGGTTATACGTTGGCTGCCTGGTCTTTCCAGGATGATACGAATTCGACCGACAGGCTGAACAGCTCTTGGTCTTTTTGCGCGATGTCGATGGAATCAGTATCGACCACCAGCCGCAGGAATCTTTCGTTTGAATAATCTATCAGCCATGCATCGCCCAACAGCAGCTGGCGCAAGTGCTCGACATAGTAGGCGTCGACCCAGCCGGTGTTGAAAGTGTACTTGCGTTGGCCTTCGGCAGCGTAGGCGATAATGTCGCCATCACTGGCGACCGTGTCGGGCGTTCTTGGTGTTTCTGAAAGCTGGCGTTTGGCGGCATATTCATCCACATTTTTACCATCCATCAGGACGGTTTCGCAGCCGCCTCGGCCATTATCGAACAGGATGTAGCGTTGCCAGTCGGTGGAAGGGCGAATGCGGTAATTCACCGATGCGACATCTACCTCGCCGCTGATTAACTTAAAAGTGAATTTCCATGGGTATAAATCTGCGGCCGGAGCCGTCCAACCCTGAAAGCTGACCGGTGTAGACCGGATGAAGTAGCCTTTGCCTTCGGCGAGTGTAAACTCGTTGCCGCCGTAGGCTTCGGTGCTCGTTTGGCCATCGCTCCAGGTGACTTCAAACACGACGTTGCAGTCGGTTAATTCCTGCAGGGCTATAACATATAGCCAGTCCGGCATGTACTCAACGACCGGTTTCTCAAAAAAACCGCCGTCTGCTCGACGATAGTTGTGCAATACCTGTACCAACGCACTGCTGTCGTCGATCGGTTCACGATCGAGCGAGCTGGCGCCGTGAATTACGAGGAATTCATCGTCACTTTTGATCAGTGCCAGCGGTACGGCCGGTGCGCCGTACTTATCGTTGGCACGGATGTAGAACCGCGTGAAGTTGCTGGTCGTTTCTCCGCGCAACCAGCTCAAAAACACACCTGGAATGATGTGCGTCGGGTTGGGAAGATGGGGGGCGAGATTAAAGAAATTACGAAGATTAAAATACGTGGTACCGGCTTCGGCTTCATAGGGGCTGTGCAGGGTGCCCAGCAGATTATCGTCGTTTTCGGTTTCGTTGATTTGCCACACCTGCATCATGCAGGCAAGGTTGGGTTCTGTATTGGGCGCTTCGCCGTCGGTGACGGTTTCGACCACATTGCTCAGATCGTTTACGACTTCCACATCGAGGGCTACACGGTCGCGAAATTTGAGCTGTACGCGCTCCGCGCTTCCGGCGGTGCCTTCGGTCAGCACCTGCCAGTATTCGGTAATCTGGCCGTTTTGTCGAATGGCCTCGGCCACTCGTACGGCGTATTCCGCAAGCGTTTCTGATCCGCTTTTAGCAGGCCAGGCGGTTGCGGTGGCGTTCACGTTTGCGGCGACGGTAAACGTGACAAGGCCTCCAGGCCATTCGATACTGATCTCCTCCCCTACTGTGGGGCCTGCGCCGGAAATATCGAGCGATACGGTAGCCTGCACGTCGGCATCGATCAGGTTGGTAGCGAATTTGAAAAACAGGTCGTCGCCATTGTAGGCGATCACGGACGGGTTGCTTAGTAGGTTTGCGCTCATTTCGTCCAGTTTTTGGGGCTGATGGTGTACGGGAATTCCGGCAATTGTTCGCTCCAAATGATTAGTCGATACTCTTTGCCCAGTGTTTTAAGCATGTGGGTGAGCGTGAGGCGCGTTTCAATGACGTCGAGTATGCCGTCGTCGTTCAGGTCGGTGAGCGATTGGCCTGGCAACTGGCAACCCTGGATCTGGTGTGTAAAATTGCCCGGGTGTTGGAGGATACCAGAACGACCTGGTACATCTAGCACGTGGTAGTGAAGTCCAAACTTCTTTGATTCGCGTTGTTTGACGGCGTAGGTGCCCTCAGGAATGCACGAAACGTTGCGCTCGTTGCTGCGCCAAGGCAGCTCCAGTACGTTGCAGCTGAGCAGGATTTTGCCGGTTGCGTTTCTGGCTACGAGCACACCTGCGGTGTAGTTCTGATGGTAGGTGCGGATGAGGTAAGCGGTATTCATGGAACGAAAATGCCGCTGTATCCGGGGCTGAAGTAGGACAAAAAAGCCCCGGCGCTGGTGGGCGCCGGGGCGGGATAGGCTATAGTGATAGATAGATTTTGAGTTACCCAAAACGATTCAAATAGAATAAACAGCCTTTGTAAATGGCGTATATACTAAGCGTGAATCCTACCAAAATGTCAATCCATTTGGGTAAAAAATGGTGAGCGATCCAGTTTATCCCATAAAAGCAAACAACCATATAGACTATTAAGGCGACTTGTTTTTTTTGAATTTTCATTTTGTCATTTTTGAAGTGAATGATGAATTGATAACTGTCGCCTACCGTCCACCGCTATGCGCGGAGGCGGTAGGCTTGGAGTTAGCCACAATTAGACAAGGCAAATGCTATGCTCTAAAATTTCAAATTCAGTTTCATGGAATTCAGCCTTAACAGCATGCTGCATTACTGGCAATACCTGGGAAAAACGATACGACACAATATCTGAAAGCAGTTCGTCCGTGCTATCATATTCTTGCACAACGGCAAAATCGGGATCGATCTCCACGTCGACAATCATGGTAACTTGTAATTTAAATTTTTGCTTTTTCATAAAAGTGGTTTGAGTTTTTAAAACTTGAAATGGTGAAATGTTATCCCACCAGGCAACGCGGCTGTGCGCGGTGGCGGTAGGCAAGGAATTATGCGTCACGTTCAATCGAATATACCTCCTGTGGCTCAAGTAAAAAATCATTACTTGGATGCGGGTCAAAAAATGGCTGTCCATCCTTGTAAATAACAGAATGCCCACTAATAATGCCTCTGGGGCTGGTGCCCCCGACGATGACATATCCATCTATCCCTTTTTCGCTAGCAATGGCGTTAAAGGATGGTGTACCGTAAAAATAGCATCCATTGCGATCCAAGAAATCGTAGAATGAGTCTGCCCAATCGGTGCCCATTTCGTGGAAATCCGGCACTTTTTCAATTGGAAGATCGAGCAATGATGCAAGGCAGGCCTGAAAGCAATTACCGCGTGTGCCAGTGTCGGGGTTTGATAGTATTGTTTGCTTTATCGGTGTCATTGTTTTTAAAATTAAATACTGAATGATGAATTGCTAACTGTCGCCTACCGTACACCGCTATGCGCGGCGGCGGTAGGCTTAGAGTTATGCGGGGGCGGGATGTAGTTAAGATCGGATGAAATCGTAATGAATCTCTTTTTCTGGGCCGCAGTGACTTGTAGCTTGGTAAGCTTCTTCAAGTGTGTATGTTCCGGCTTCGCAAAGGGTTTTGGTGTATCCAGCCCGACCTGAACGCCAATATAAACCCCACTGATCTGACCAGATTCGCACCAGGCTTTGCCCGTTTTTAGTCAAAAACTGGGCAATCTTGTCAGGTCTTTCTCTCCTGATTTTGTTAATTTTATTTAGAGGGATCATCGTGTTTCCTTGAAAAGGTGAAATGTTATCCCGCCCGAAACGCGGCTGTGCACCGCGCTGCCTGGCCGGGGCTTAAAAACAATTAGGTAAAAGATATCCATCTCGATTAGGAGCGGACTTGTACATATCAATTGCGCACCGACAGATTGATATAAAAGCCCTCATGTGTTCAGGTCCGCGAACGCCGGCTTTGTTTTTTTGGTATCGGGTTGGGAGCCCACCCATGTGGGATTTAGCATTTATAGCTTGGTGGATGGTCATTTTATCGAAATCGGTTGCAAGCCTAATGAGCCCTACCCCTTCAATGCGGGCGTATTCAAGTGTTTCAAATTTTATTCGTTCCATCGTGTTTCAATCTTTAATCAAAAACACCCGCCGCTCATCAATGCGAGCGCCAGAAAGTTCAAAATATTGATAAGAGGTGTAACCATGTGCAACAACTCGAATGCCATAGCTATCCGTAGAGGATAAGTTGGTTATCACCTGTAGTATATCCCGCGCTACCGCCACGGCGGTCGGCTTGCCATTGCCGATCATACATCCCGCGCAGCGGGCGCCTGGGTAGAATACTACCGCCGTGTCGATCACCAGGGCGTTTACCCTGATGGTGTCTTGGGCGGTGGTAGTGGTGGCAAAGGCCAGGAGGGTGAGGAAAGTGAGTATGTGTTTCATGCTTTTGAATTTACAATTCTTAAAAATTGAAGTGCAGCAGCTTCGGCTGGGTTTTCATTGTCACACCATGGGGTCCAAGTATCACCGCAACTCCATTCTTTGCCATCATAAGTGATCCAATAACCTTCCATCAGTTCATGTTCCAGGATGTCAATTACCGATGGAGTATATGTACAGTTTTTAATAATCTCATCCGGGTGGGATGATCTACTTAATGAGTCGCTTGTATTGGTAATCCCGGTGATATAAGTCTCCGGGATCAGAATCTGTATGATGGCTTTCGGACAGACAAAACAATAGCCAATATTGGAGTACCAAAACTGCCCAAAGGCAGGCTCTGGCGCAGGGAATCCAGCCTCTTTTAAAAGTTTGGCGGTTTGGTAAGAACAAATGTGTTTCATGATGTTTCGTTTTTAAAACCCCACGCCCCCACCGTCACAGACATTAACCAGATAACTGCCGGGGAGCGTGGGTGGTGAAAGTTTAGGCGGTTGCTGCTTTTACCGCCCACATTGCGGCCTCTTCATAGGCGGTTTGGGCAATGGAGGCTAAGCGAGGGTCGCGAGCTTTGAGCGATTCTACCAGGTTGATTAAATGGGCCGTTTGTTGTTTAATCTGATCAACGATGGAATCTTGTGACGGGTTAAACTGTGTGCGCACTCGTTGCTCTCCAACGGTTTGTGGTTCATTGTGCATTGTATTGAATGTTTATGGTTAAAAAATCGTGGTTTGTTTTTCAGCTTCAGCTTTTTTAAAAGACTCCGCCTCCTTTTTATTTGGCTTGCGGAGTAAGTACAGCACACCCATATCGTGGTCTTGAACGCCTCCGCGTTTTTTGTACATGTTGTTCAGGATGTTTCTTGTCTCAGCCAGGCTGTATCCTGTATCAAGCCAGGCAATCCACTCATTCAAGTCGCCGGCTTTTAGGTGCTTTTTCCCAATGATCAGATGTGGCCCTAATGATTTTATGTCCAACCGGACGTTAACCCATTCGCCAATATCAAAACGGGATGAGAGACGGAACGTGGTGAAGGCGTTGTTTTCAAGTTTGCCGTTCCAGTTGTGGGAGAATTCTAGTTCTTTCATGAAAATAGTTCTGTTTGAATTGAAGGTTTATAATTTAGCCAAAGACACTCTTGCCGGACAAGTCCGGAACCCCTGCTCATTGGAACCTGTGCCGATTTGAATTTCACTTTAATCCACCCTTGATAAAATTCACCCATTAAAGGGCTATCGTATCCGGATATGGCTGCTCGGCCTTTTATTCCATTCAACACTACAGCTAACTGATAGTGATCATCTACATCCATTTCAAACTTGTAATCATTTGCTGACTTGCGGGTGTCAGGCAGGTACGGTGGATCGCAATAGAATAAAGTTTCTTTGGTGTCAAACTTTTTAATGTGATCAATAGCGCTACGATTATCAATTTGAACATTCTTTAATCGGTTCGCGACATCCATTAATCCAGGAATTTTGTGATGAAAATTCTTGACACAGTATGAATGACCTCCAGCAACAAACTTTTTGTTTACGCTCCACGATTTATCTTTTAATGCGCAGGCCTTTGCAACGTCCATTTGTGTTCGAATATAAAAACGCCGGGCCCGTTCAATTTCATCTTCAATTGGTAGCCATGCTTGCCTAAACTCTTCGTAAGCGTATGGGGTAAGCAATAGCTTTGAGACTAAACAATCAGGGCGGTCGCGCAATACTTTGAAAAAATTGACGATGTCACCATTTATATCATTGATTGATTCAATCGGTGCCGCTGGTCGGTTCAATATCACCGCAGCGCTCCCACAGAAGGGCTCGCTGTAGTGATCACATGCCGGCAGATATTGAAGGAGTTGATTCAATAATCTGTTTTTGGCTCCGTAGTATGCAAAAGCTATCATCGTTTACATTTTTTAGCAAGTTCGACCAGCCATTCGGCCAGCTGTTTTGGTGTGTGTTCGCGTTCGGCCTTAGAGATTTCGCTTTTAAATCTGGGATGCCCCGCCCGTATGCCCTTTCTATTCGTGACAACATGGGTGACAACATCAAATCGTACAGGGTATGCGGGAATATCAACAGGCTCGACTCCGCAGATGTATAGAAGCGTTTTTTTCTGAGCTCGGTGACCAAACCATGATTGGTCAATATGAAGCGAAAAGCCCCCGAAATTATCCCGGCCAGTGCCTTTAGGAAGGCCCATAACTGGCCACAATTGGCTGGCTGCAGGGTGTTCCAATACCCCCCCCCATTTACGTACCTGATCGACCGCCCAGATAGCCAATTCTTTCTCACCTGGCAATGGTTTTGCCAAGCCGCGAAGGCTACCCCACGACCGGCATGGTGGGTGAGCCACAACAGGCATACCGCCAGGGAAAGTCAGCGCGTTGCGCTCGATGTCGTATACATCGCAATCGGGCATCTGCTTGTAGATGCTGTCTTGGCGTGTGAAGAGGATGGTGACGGATTTCATGAGTTAGTATTTCTTGGCGTTTTTATAATTACGGTTTGAGTGTAATGAACCCTGATTTTTTTGCCGGTGCTCGTCACCACCGTTACATCGGTGCTGTCGGTAAAGATTTCAAGCACTTGGGAATAGAGCCGGCTGCCGGCATTTATCTTGAAACGATCACCGGGTTTTAGGTCCTCAGCGCGGATAAATTCAGTGTGATTCATGAGTAGATTTTTTTTGTTTTTTTTTCAGACCCATCCATTTTAAACTTCGATTTTTCCTACATTCCTACATTCCGACAGTTTTCCTACATTTTCCTACATTTTTTTGTGGTTTCCTACAGGTTTTAGTTTTGCAATTCTTTGATTTTTAATTTGTTATAGTCTTTGTAGGTATTGTAGGAAATGTAGGAAAAAAAATAAGGTACTCTGGAAAAATCAGTAAGGAGGTTTTGTGTTATCTGATTGATTGTCAACATCTTGCAGATTTTCGGTTATGTCGACACCGTACAAACGTTTGATTTCCGAATGTAGGAAAACGACCGCAGATGTAGGATTTTGTAGTCCCGGGAACCTGTGTGAGGCCTGTTTTGACTCATCTTTGCAGAATGCATCCGAATTTTGGATGTAATTCATAAGTGTCCCACGGTCGATTACGCGCAATCCTTGCTTGCGCGCATGCTCCCGATACAGGCCGATAATCGATACCATTCTGATCTTGACATGCCCCTTCGAAATGAGGATGTCTTTCTCTGGAGATATTAATCCGCCTTGCAGGAGGAACTGCACCATCTCAAAGAATTGCTGCACCTCGTTCGATTGCTTCATCATGTCGCGCTGGCGCTCGATGAATCGCTCCGAAATTTGGAGTAGTTCAGAGCTGGTGAATGGAAGCTTTACCTTTTCTTCCAACACCATCACGGTCGAAGCCAGAATGGAGTAGTTGATAATCTGACGCTCGATAACGTCTTGGTCGCCAAAAGCCTGGCGAAGGGAGGCACTGATTTCGGCGTATGCTTTGAAAAACTTTTCCCGAATTAGCTCTCGGTGTTTCAGTGTTTCCAGGGTGACGTTTGTAATGCCGCCATCTTCCATACGGCGCAGGGCATTGAAGTTGTCTACCTCTACCTGACTGCGCTGCATTGTTTTGAATTCGCACAATACACACCGGCTGAATAGCGCCGGCTCAACGTTTGGTATCTCCTGTCCGCTTATAATGGCCGAGCTTGTGACTGGTGTGGTTTGAGTTTTATTGGAGGAATCTTTCACCCCGCGTTCGTAGCCTACCCTATCCCATATATTTTTCAGGCTTTCGATCTTGCGTTCTCCAATGTCGTTTTTGTATTCATCGAGCCAAACCATGGCGTTTGAAAATTGCCCGAGCTTGCGCATAAAGCCTACGACGGTACTGGCGCCTCCCAACATGAGCGGGTCTTGCGCGTGACCGTAGAGCATCATCAAGCTATTGGCCATGGTACCCTTACCGGAACCACGTTGGCCAAACAGGAACAGCATTGGCGAGGCTTTTGTGCGCTCAAAAATGATGTCGCTAAACAGGGAAAAAAAGAAGAAAGCAATGCCCAGTTTGCCATTGTCTCCGTACACTTCCACAAATAGCTTGGACCACTCCTGAAATGTAACGGCAGATTCCCTGTGCATAAATCGCCGGTAGTTGCGAAGGTCGTCGTCGTCGTCGCTGGTGGTGCCACCAAAAACCGGGATATAATAATGGTCGCCATTAATATCGACCATTCCGGAATTGTCGATGGCCTTGAACTCATTGCCGGTAAAAATTCCATTCGCCCACGTAAAGAATTGGTTTCGGTATTGTCCCAGGCGCGATATTTCAACCGCGGCTTTTTCATACTCAAAGAGTTTGTTCTTTATTCTGGCAAGGTCTGGCCCTTTACCTTCAAACAAAAAGTTACCCTGGCTTTCAACCTTCGCTTTGAAACGATCGAGTGAGATCATGTCTTCAATCTCAAAGTCCAACACGGCTTTGCGGCGATGAACGTTTTTTATTTCAACAATCCGTTTTGGATGCGCCCCGACGATCAGGTATTTTACGGTGAGCGTGAAATTGCTGACGGGTTCAAACCTGTCTTCTTTCCTCCGTATCCAGTAGCGATTTTTATGTTCATAGAAACCGTAGCTCATTGCATCCTCTATGGATACGCCTTTCGGAAGGGCGTTTTTCAAAAATCGATACTCGTCTTCATTATACTCCTCCTGCTCAACATCCTCCTCTAACTCTACCGGCTTTTGTACATCTTGATTAGCTGCTGCAGGTGGCGCGATCAGTTGTTCAGCAGTTTGGTTTAGCGACTTTTTCATAAGGTTATTCCTTGATCTTTTAGAATTTTGAAGAATGTGGCGATTTTCACTTGTCGCCCTGATCGCATAAGGTTGTAGTATTTTTTTTCACATTCGGCTCGGTCATATTTGGGGTTGAAAAAGCTTATGCGATGAAAGTACTCTGCGCCCTCCATGCCGAATTCGCTGGCCAGTGCAAAGCCGATGTGGATCCAGTCGTCATAATTGCTCGTGATATCGCGGCAAGATTGCTCCAGCACCATGATGAAGTCTTCCACTCTGCGCCGGGTTCTATCATTGGTAGATGGCTGCCGAACCACTACCGATCGAGGTGGTCTTATTGGTTTTTCAGCCGCTTTTTCATCCATTTTTTTGAGTACCCTGATGGCATCAAATACGATTGGGGCTGGATTCCACCAGGCATCTGGGTCGTAGCTTACAAATCGAAGTCTTGAAACGTCTTTGCAGGTACGGTCGTAGATCAGGTTGAACTGTGCGAATATTTTACCCAACACATCTACTACCCTTCCATGTTGTTCCGGGTCGGTATTATTGGTTGGCACTATGGCAAAGCATCCAGCGCCGCCGACCGATAACGCAGCGTAGGCGACTTCATCAAATCCGGCCAGCAGGTTCCGCATTTCAACGGCGGTATGCGTTGGGTTCTCTTTCCCGTCAAAGTCCATACAAACCAGTCCGTTGTACTGGTGGATACCAGCGATGTTTCTACGGGTAAACGTGCCGCTGATGGTAGCTGCCGGCAGTTTTTTTTTCAGCTGATTCCGAATATCGACATCGGATTGCTGCCGCAGTGCCATGATATTTTCTTTGTGTCGCTGGCTATTCAGGAATGCGCCCAGCTTTACAGTACTTGGCTCTGTGCTTAGCGCATTTTTGAAAGCACTGATGGGTATTTCGGCGATGTTGTCAGGTGTCGTCATGAAGCGAAGTAAAAATGGATTGCGAAATTGGAGTTGTTACTCGGCCGTTGAAAGGACGGTTAAGGAATATCCCGCCGTTTAATTTCCCGGATGATCTCCATCGCTCGCTGGTTGTTATATCCGATCTCGTCGTTGATATTCTTCCGATTGAATATCGGACCCCTCATCTCCGGGTAATAGTCCAGGAGTTTGAGGTCGGCTAGGCCGTGGCGGATGTTTTGCACCCGCAGTCGGAGCTCCTGAAAAAGGAGCTCCATGTCGGTGGTGGTAATTGCGTTCATGCTTGAGCGGTTGTGATGTCCATAATGGCTTGTAATTGGGCTGTTCGTCGCACCTCTTCATCGGTCATTTGAGCGGCATTTTGTAGCCGACCGTTTACCTGCCGTTGTTGCAGGGATGGTTGTGGCTGACTTTGTTTTTGAGCTACCCAAAGCGGGTAGTTCTTGGCGATTGCTTTTTTTATTTCGTCCATGCTGCGGATGTTTGCGACAGACAAAGAAGCCCATGCCCTGCCTGGTGGCAGCGGTGCTGTATTGCCTGTCTTGGTGAATGTGGAAAGTGGTGTTAATACCGCCAGTACCTGGCGCGTAATCGAGCGGCGAGGTCGCGCTCTTTTATTCGTTGGCCGAATAAGGCCATGATAAACCGTATCATTTGCGTGCGATTAAAAGCCGCCGGCGCCAGTCGAGTACTTCCCTTCTGTTCCTCCTGGTGAGCCGGCGGCGGGTCATGAATCTTACTTCTTGTCCAGCAAGTGGAGCTTGTATCTTTCAATCGTCGATATCAGGGTGCTGGCGTAGTTTCTATCGGTGGCGTAGCCGGCAGCTTTGAGGGCTCGCGCCCATCCTTTGTAGTCTGCCTGCTTGTGGCACTTTGCGTATCTGGGCTTCATCAATAATTCAGAGTGTGCCTTCCAGCTCTTATGAGCGTTTTGGAAAACCTGAAAGTAATCAAGGTCTGAGTCGTCGCTGAAGTTGATGCAATGGCCGGCCTTACACTTCCCTTTGACGTGGCACTTCATCCCGAAGTGATTGTTAGCGGTCAATGCCAGGCCTGAACGACCGGCACGGCTTTCGACCAGTGCCTGGGCCATACTGATACTGGCGGGAATGCCAGTGCGGCGCATTTCTTCTACTGCAATACCTGCATACTTCTTGATGTATTCCTTCACATCTGCCGGCGGCAGGTCTATGGCGCTGATCGGCGCGGCTTCGTTTTCCGGTTCTACAGTCGCTTCCGCTACCTTTCTGCGCGGCTTTGCTTCCTCTTCTGGCATCGCGTTTGGGAACGGCTCTTCGGTATCAACGGCGCCCAGGCGAATCGGAGACTGTAGCTCGGCGTTGGCCAGCGGCGCCCAGTCGGTAAAAAACAACAGCCATGCCACACACAGCGTAGCAACGCTTGCAAATACACGGGTGCTGGTGGTGTTGGCGATCGAGTGTGTCGTACTCATGGTGATTGAGGCTTTACTGGTTAACAATGGCAAGCATCAGTTCACCGGCATCGTAGGCAAGCGAACAAATTCTGGTAATAATGGCAAGTGCCACGTACAATACGACACTGGCCGTAACAGCCAGAAACACGCGGGTTTCATCGGTGTCTGAAACGCCCAGGTAATTGATGGCTGCGGCATACTTAGCGGCAAACCATGAGGAAACGTGGTTGTACTTTTTAGCGAGGGTGTGCATGATTGACTTCATTTTAATTTGCTGATGAAAGAGAGTGAGATTCGGCAGGCGTTTCCGCTTGCATGATTTCGTTGATGATCGCTTCCCAGCTTCCGTTCGGGAACTGATTCCGCACGGTCCGGGCCGATATTTTCAGTATAGCGGCAATTGTCGCCTGTGACGGCGGCAATGAATTCCGCTTAATGTACTTGCGTACTTCCTCAATTGTTTCCGCTCGGTTACTGCCAGTTATTTTAACGGCTGAATCATAGCCGTACATTTTCCGCTTAAGCGAGGCAAGTTCCTGCGCCTGTTTTTCCGCATTGTTTCGGAATTCTATTTCCGCCTGTTCGGCGCGTTGCCTGGCTTCCTCGGCCTGCGCTTCTCTTTCCGCTTGTTCGGCAGATTGGTAGCGGAATAGTTCGGCGCTTGTTGCGGCAAGTTGCTTCCGCAGCTCGGCGGATTCTATTTCCGCTGTAATCTGTTGTTGTTTCCGCTTCATTGCGGAAGTGACGGTCAGGGTGATACGCAGTTCGACAATGCGCACAATACAGATTATCGTTCCAAGTATTCCGAATATGCTCCAGTAACTTTCCGCTGTGTTGCTGTCGAAAGCTGCGGCAATATGTGTGCCTTCCCATAGCGCGTAGCTCCACAGCAGGAACGTAGCGGCAAGTCCGATCCAACCTTCTTTCCTCGCACCTGCGGAAAAGTCGCGCACGGTGGTCACCAGAAAGTAAAAACCAAGGCCTTCGAAAAACACGGCCAGCGCGCCGGCCATGACCGATCGAAGTGTTGCCGACCAGTCGGAAGGAATCACCTGGAAGTAGAATATGAACTGGAACACGCCGGCAATAGCCAGGCCGAGCGCAGCCATTACGAGCAAGCCCATCGGGGCAGACTCCATGACTTTGTAGAAAGCGCCGTTTGCGCGATCTTCAGATGTGATTGTGCGGGTGGTAGTATCCATGACGCTGATGTAGATTTATGTTACCTTTGTGCTGCTGATGTTCGACGACAAACGGGTGTCGTCCGTTGTGTCGTCCTTGGCTTGCCGTCCGGTTTCGTCCCCGGGCGGCATTTTTTTTTGGTGGTTAAAAAACCGCACGAATCATTGCGACTGCGCGGCCCATGAAAAAAAATTGTACGTCTTCCCGGCTTATCCGGATTTATTCTTGATTGGTTGGTTAAATGGCTCCCGATCATTTTTCAATTCACGGGAGCCTCACCTTATAACTAACCAAATGAAAACCGCTGTGAGGGATTAGCCCCGGCCATGGCATAACCGGGGCATTATCCTTCCTGACCTTCGAATACCCTTTGGAATTCGACTTCTTGCTCCCAGTAAAGCGCTGCCACTTCAATCAGTAGCTTTTGCCTATCGGTGGTTCTTTTCCCTATGCCGTCCTTTGTCCGGCGGAATATGTTGTAGTTGAATGAGTGGCCAACGCCGGCTGCCCATTTGATGAATTCGCCAATTTTCTTGTGAGCGGATATTTGAAAAAGAATGTTGCTCATTGTGTTGGTTTTGTTCAAAGTGTATAATTTTATCACAAATGTATTACGCCCTGAACTATTTTGCAACACCCTGTGAATAAATATTTCAGCCAGGAATACTTATGTCGTACAGATGACAAAAGAAGAACGTCAAATCGAACAAGGCCTCAGACTTCAAAAATTCTACAAAAGCCTGAATCTCAAAGGGATACAATTTGCTGCGCAGGTTGGAGTAACACAAAGTCTTATCTCTGGAGTGAGTTCAGGCCGAAAGCCAATAACTCACCAGTTAATTCAAAAAATTACGGAGCGTTATCCAAATTTCAACGAGGGATGGCTTCGAACGGGTTACGGAAGTATGGAGTTTCAGCTGCTTGAGCTATCGGCGGCTGAAGAGCCTGCGCACAAATACCTCAGCGCCTGGGATGCCTTCGATGTGCTTCGGGGTAAGATGGAAGACTATGAGCGCCGGATTGCGAATCTGGAAGCTCTGGTGGCTGAACTAAGAAAAAACAAAGAAGAATGAGAATACTTATTTTAACGCTATTGATCGGCGTGGTTTCCGCGCCGGCTTGGTCGCAGAAATTTAAAGTGGGCAAAATTGTAGACCCTACGACGAACGACACGACTTACACTTCTGAATTGATCCCGATCGGATACAATCACAAGAACCACTACGTGGGCAAGATGTACGCCCAGGCGATTGTATTCAACCGTAAATCAACTTTTCACCTTGGCTTAAAGTTGGAGTATCCGACCTTTCAAAGCTATCCGGCCGGCATGGTGGTTACGCTTCAACTATCGGGCGATACGAAGCTCCAGCTGGTAAACCCGAACCCTGACTTGTCTGGATCAAAACAGGGCCATGAACGACTGAGGCAACCGGAACAGATTTGGTATAGTTACCTGGAGTTTCCGCTGAGTACTGAACAGGTGCAAGTGCTGGAGGCGAATGACTTACTGGCGGTTGTTTATTCGGATTCGGTATATACGGTGGATCGAAAGAGCGTGAATGTGGTGTCTAGGATGGTGGTACGAGTAAAGGCTTTGATGAAAAAAAATGGGGCACAATAAAAACGCTGTACGCCACAACACAAAGTATTGATTTCCAACTGATTAATATTTTTAATCGGAAACATTGAATTGCAAAATAAGCCACAGATGCGCCACACGCCTGCATTTTTATTGGTACAACTGGTTGTTGGTCAACTTGTTGGGATTTTTTGTGGTATTCTGGGAGGTACCACCGAAGCGGTAAAACCGCAACCTAAAACGCTGATAGTCAATACTGTCAGCGTTTCTTTTTGGGGCATACACGCCACAATTACGCCACAACCCCGCGCCACATAATGATTAAGTACACCAGCAAGTTTTCACTCCGAAAAGATCACCGATTGTCGGACGGAACCTATGGCCTGCACTTGCAAGCCTTTTTAGGTGGCCATCGGGTACGAATTCGAATGGATTTGTACCTGACGGAGGCTGAATGGGATGATACCAGACAGGTGGCGCGCATACCTAAAGACCGGGAAAAGGAATCGAGAGTGAACGCAATACTGGCCAAATATAAGAGCCGCGTCGAGGAAATGTTTTTTGAATCCCGGATGTCGGGGGTGGTGATATCGCCGGCGACGTTTGTTGCTGAACTAGATAATCGACCTGCACTAGAGTCATTTGTCGCTTTTATTGAGAAGGAAACGGAAAAGGAGCGAGCCGACAAAGAGCCCAGCACCATTAATACCTATAGGTCGACTATCGGCCACTTGAAGGCATATATGCCTAACGTCACGCTGGCAGATGTTAACTTCGATTTGGTACAGGGTTTTGACCGGCATCTGAGGTTAAAACGGATAAATGACAACTCCAGGGCGAAGTACCACACAGTGCTCCGTAAGTTCATCCTGCTTGCTCAAAAAAAGCGCCTTCGGATTGCAAACCCTTACGACCAGTTTAAAATTCGGTCGGTGGCGGTAGAACGCACCTGGCTAACCGTTCTTGAAGTAGATACGTTAGTGAACTTGTACCGATCTAAGGCGCTGGGTGATCCACTCCAGCGCGCACTTTGCCAGTTCCTTTTTCAGTGCGTTACCTCTCTGCGCGTAAGTGATGTACACAACCTGACCACCGACGATATTGAGGGAGATATGTTGGTATTGATCCCGCAAAAAACAAAGCGCCATCGCAAGATTGTACGGATTCCGTTGTCGGTGCTGGCTAAAGAACTAATCCAGGACGGTGGCGGGAAAGGTGGCAAGCTTTTTAGCATCCCCGCTGATGCCACTACCAATGCCAGATTGAAAGAAGTTGCCACCATAGCAGGTATTAAAAAGAAGCTGACGACGCACGTAGGGCGCCACACTTTTGGGTTTCTCTACTTGCTGATGGGCGGGAAGGTTGAAGAGCTACGCGAAATTATGGGGCATAGCAAACTTGAAACAACCATGGTTTATACGCACACTGACCACGATAGGAAAGTTGCGGGGGTGAAAAAGTTTGATGAAATATTTACTTGTCAATAGAATTGGTTACTTTTTTTTAAAAAAAAAAGCGCCCAGGTTAAGAGCGCTTTTTTAGTCTTTCGTGTAATACTGTTGCTGCAAAATCGGCTACCATCGCACCGCGTCCAAGCCATTTGACGGCGCCGACTTTATATATTTTTCGTTTTAGCTTACCCCTGCGCAAGTAAAGATACTGGTCGTCGATCGACGCGACCACCCATACCGACCGACGGTATCTGATCAGATCGAGTCTTTCTACGCCTATAGCAGGTAGATATACGTGCCCGCCATCCATTATCCTAACAAAACTGCGCCGATACCGTCGGCAGATTGAACGATGGAGTGCGCTTTGCTTGCGGTTTTTTCGCGACAACTTGAATTCGCATAGGCTGAATAATCAGCAATATTATCTTCCAGAAACTTGCGCAGCGCCTTGACTGCATCATCCCCTTTTCTTTCACAACGCACCATCAAGGCCTGAATAGCACTTTCGTGCGTGTTGTTGGTCATGTTCCTCCGGTCATCAAAGCCGTCGGCCTGGCTTACAATGCGAAATCCATCGCCGTCAATCACCACCCGGTGGTGTGGGATCGCTTCGGCAGCGCCCAGGTATGCTACTATCCGGCGCACCAATGGTAACAGCTTTTTGTTGTTATCGGTTGGGCTGGCAATTAAGAGGGCATTGTACAACGTGTCGCAAAGGATCGGCTTTACCACATCTTCCTCGATTTGGCGCATATAACGCACCAAGGATATAAATGATCGACGGCTGTTTTGAATGTTAAGGTAGTCATCGACCTGGCTGGTAAGCCGGAAAAAGTCGGAAGTTTTCACATCGTAGGCGTCTGACTCCTTCCAAAGGTTGAAGTCTTCATTGGCCGCAATGACTTGTGCCTCCATATAGGCCAGGGTTTTATCGAGGAATGTATCGCCATTTTCCAGCGCCGCCCACCTGGTCGCCTTCCATGCCCACTGTGGGGTCGGGTTTGCACCGCCGTCTGGCTGGTTTTGTACCGCGCCGTTGGTGGCTATAACGGTATTTTTTTCAGGCAGCACGTGGTAGATGGAGTAATAGGCAATGGTATCCTGTAATAGCTCCAGCGCTCGTTCCTGCTCTTCGCTCATTGTGGTGCCGGCTTGATACAGCCCGGCCAGTTCATTATAAAACTCTATGCCGACGAATGGCAGCACAAATTTTTCCGTTGCTTGCCTGATCGCTGTTGTTAAATCACTCCAGGCCATGGAGCGATTGACACCGGAATAGTGCTCTTGAAAGTTGGTATTTGCGACTAAAGGAGTCGCCGGTGCAGGAACTGTAGTGACTTTGAAAAGAAGGTCCATTTTGCTACGTTTTATGCTTTAAAATCCAAACACATAGTACTTTGAAAATCAAAGCGATATTGTTTTTAAAGTTTGAAACGCCGAAAATCACGCTCAAAGAGCTGCTGGCGCGGTTTTGCTCAATATTAATTAAACGGTACCGCCGTGGTACCGTTATGTGTGACGCTATCGTATCCCTGCGGTCAGTGCGGGGCGACTACCCCGACGACTCACCAGGTGTCCATGCTTTTGCATGAGGTAGTAGTCGACGGTGTCTGTGAAGTGCGGAGCGTGCTCCTGTGGAAACTCACGATTTGATTCGGCCTTTTTTACTTTCTCAAACTTCTCATTTATCTCAGTGATCTGCATGGCGATGATCACATCCTTGCAGGTATCATCATTAAACCTAACGATCGGGTGTGCACCTGTTTCAGCAAACACCTCATTCATGTGGGTGTTTCGCTCCCTGTGTGAGCGTACCTGACCAGGCTTTACCCTGATCTCCACCGTCCAGCCATTGCGAACGAATTGCGCCTGTATCTGCTGAAACAGTGTTTGCGGCGTATCCGCTTTAGGGTCGTGCCCACGTGGTTCACCCCATAGCCTTACCAGCTTCGACTTATGCCCCCTATAGTGTGCGCATATCTTATCAACCAGCTCTGCTACCTTACCCTCGTTGCTCTTGACAAAGAACTGGTGCAGGCAGTTCTCTGCCTTACGTCTGGTACGCCCATCTGACACCATCCCTTCCTGCCAGACCGTAGCGCAGTTAAAGTACCCGCTAAAGTCAAAGCTTATATCCAACAGCCGGTCAGGGCTGTAGTTTGGATCAGCAATTCCGGTGGTAATAATTCCCCGATCACCTTCGTCATACAGGTATCGAACGGAATACCGGTGAACTTCCGGGTCAAACTTGTGGTAGAAAGCGTCCTTTGCCTTCCTTACCCTCATATTCATCACCTCAACCTGGTATTCCAACCAGGGCAATTCCTCCTCCAACCGGCGCAGATAATCAGCACCCAACACGTCCACATTATCTAGCGCGTTCGCTTCCTCAAAATGGTACATGTCTGGGTTTGACTTCCACTTCTCTTCATACTCCAGACACCAATAGCCAGAAGGTTTCCATGGAATAGAAGTATATGCCCTGAATGTTCCGCGCAATGGCGTCTGAAATTCCCGAATCAATCCACGCAAAGACGGGATCATGACCTTGGTCACGTGCTCGTGGCTCACCAGCGCCGCCTCATCACAGGCGCCATCGGTGTAAGTGCCTCCACGCTGCAAATCGGGCCTGTCCATCGACATGAGCTGAATTCGTCGACCATTGGCCCAGGAGATAACATTTTCATACCTCCGTGGCTCATCCAACGCTTTGGCAAAGTGCCCGGGTGGCTTGATACCCACCACATAGTCCTCACCTTCTTCCAAACCCATTTCAGCCCATTTGGCCTCTACGGCCGGCAGGGTTGAATTAAGCAGCTGTGCGTACGTGCTGGATGCAATAAAACCCTTGCTACGCGGCATTTGCTGCATACAACGGTATTGCTCCCCGCCCTCCGTGGTCGTTTTACCCGATCCACGGCCGCCCAGGAACATCTTATACGGCCGTATTGTCCGCAGGAAGTTCAACTGCTTTGGGTTCCAGTAAATGGCTCGCATCTTCGTATGTTATATCCTCCACATCCATATTTCGGGCGCGAAGGGCTTGAGGATTGTCTGTAAATGAAATTTCCGCGTAAACACGAGCCTGCTTTGGCTTTCGGTCTTCAATCATCTGCAAGACCTTCAACGCATCTCCCTGACAGCGTCTGGCAGCCTCAAAATCGCCTACTTCTTGAGCCTTCTCATACATTTTCATGAATCTTTGGTAAGAAGCGCTTAATTCAGTCTCGATATCGACTGCCATCAAGTCGCCAAACACATGCTGAGCATCACGGTACAGCTTGCTTATAACGCCTTCCGGAGCATCTACGACTTGCTGCATCAGTTTTAAGCGGCTTGTCCATGTCGCCTTTTTTGACATGATAGCCCAGGTTTCTCTCAGTAAATCCAGTTTATCCTGGTCACGAAAACTAAGCTCCCATCGATTTGGCTCAAGGATATGCATATAAATGCGATCAAGTTGATCGGCATCTTTCCAGTCTTTTTCTGTGAAAATTTTACTCTTTGGCCTCCCCATACACTTTCAATTTTTGTTCAAGCACGCCCGCATCGTATTTCAGGCGCTTTATTTCTTCTTCCAGGCGGTCAATTTCGGCCTGATTATTCACCTGGTCAAGTTGCGCCAGCTCGATGACCTTTTTACGGCGCTGGCTGATTCTGGCGCGGATGGAATTCAGCTGCTTTGCCATTTTGACGGGATTCCCGTCAATATTGTCCTCGTTTTCCGGAATTTCCGGCAACGACTGATTCTCTTCATAATGGGCAATCTTAGCCTTTACGTCCAAAATACTGCTCCATATCCGCATAATCGCCCGGCTATTGTCGGCGCGCTGTGTGTCAGTTTTCATCGAGTGAAACAAGTTACTGCACTTGTTCATCTCGCCAAACAACTCCGTGCGCTGGCGCCACAATTCCCTCAGCGTCGCGTCAGCATTTGCGGGCTCTTTGGGCCCTTCATAAACCGGTTTATCTTCAGGTAGCCGCGCGATCGCGGCCCGCATGTAGATAACACCGAGTACCGAATACCCTTTTCGAAGCGTCGGCAAAAGCGGCTCTTTGGGATTTCTTCGCTCTATTTCGCGAAGATGTATTTCAAAATCAGCCGCCGTCATGCTCCAGGTTGATTGTTAGGGTCTGCTTGTTGCACACCGGCCGGATTTTCGGCCAATGTGGTCATTTCCGCATCTCGAATTGCGTATTTGATGTCAGCAGGCCAGTTATTCTCAGTTTTAACCAGGTCGACAACTTCCTGCAGCAAATGCCGGATCACCGGCGCAGCGATAATGAGGTACATCAAAAAAGCGTTCCGAATCTCAGTTCCGGATCCAATGCCTTTTGATGATTCAATGCTGGCCAGCGTCGGGTGCAACGCCTGGGCGCTGACGTTTGCAATGTTGGATGATTTATACAGCTCTAAAAGCGCTTCGTCGCGCATATCGAACTTGATTTCCTCGATTTGGATACGCTTATCATACTTCCCGCCCAACGCTTCAACCACCTCGCTTTTTGTCACCAGCGTGCGCCCGGTGTTACCGATGCTGGTGATCACCTGGTTTAAGTCGTCGATAAACGCCTGTTCCCGGCTTTGGAACTCGGTAAGCAGCGCCGCGCGTTCTTCCTCATTGGCCGCGCCATTCATACGCTCATAATCGTAGAAATAATCGTGCGGGATTATAATATGAAACCTCGGCGCAGCACCGTGTTTCAGGTTAGCCAGGTGAAACAACGGAATGATGTTCGACAGGTTGATCCAATGCCGCCCGCCCCAGTATTCAGGAATCGGGTAGTACCCGTCGTTAAACAGGTCGTCTTGCAACACCAGGCAAAAACGTTTCTGCTTGCGATCGCCGGTGTAAAGCGGCAATTCCCGCAATACACGGTCATCAGCCTTTACGTCACGGCTATTGGTAGTCGTCCAATAGTTGGACCACCACCACGCTGGGATGTTGCCGGCCTTGTCTTTTTTCTGCGCTCGACAGTATTTCATATCCAGCGCCTTATTACTACCAACGTGTCCTTCACCATTGCGAATAAATTCGACAATGGCAATTTTATGTTTCAGCAGGTCGCCAGTGATCCGGCGCGCCTCCTTGGTGAACTTTTTGAAAAACGCCTCTGCCTCTGCTGGCATAGGCACCTCATCCACGACACGCTTTATAGCCCCGCTGGGGCCATCTTCAAAGCGCTCGCGATAGGCGTACCAACCTTGTCCGCAGATGATATTCCGCTTGCGCTCAATCAGTGCCGGCACGATGTTGTTCCCGGTCACCAGTTCCTCCCGATAATCCGGCAGGTCATTTTTCGTCCCCCACTTTTTAATTTCAACGCTTCTTTTCTCATCCGGCGCCGTGACGCTGTAGACTTTGCCACGGTCTACACTCGTCTCGCTGGGTAGCGCTGCCTCTGATGCTACGGATATCACCGCCGAGCCGTTGTCGACCAAATAATGCTTAGTGGATAACTTGCTGACCATTGTATTCGATGATGTGTGAAATAAACGGCGTCAGCATCTTGCGTGAGCCAAATTCGGTGAGTGGAATAGTGTTGCTCTCCAGGTGTGTTTTCCGGCTGCCTTTGGGCTGGGCCACCACCGGCGCATCGCCTTTTGGGTGTGGATTCGGCGCGCCGTAGTAGCAGCGCTTTATACGGATGGCCCCGACGTCTTTACCTGTGGCCTTCACATACTTGATCGTGAACGGCTCGTTGCCGCTCTCGACGATTTTAGCCAGCATTTCAGACTTGCTGATAGGTTTCATGTCAGCAAAGGTTCGGGCGCCACCTTTGGTGGGGTAGGACAAACAAAGAAGCCCCGTGATTTTGCATCACCAGGGCTCCATCTTACCATTCTAAAATTTTCAACATGAATTATGTTGAGGCGTCCGATCTTACCCTGTTCAGGGTGTCCCCGGTCGTCTCTATATCGGTGTAAGCCACGCGGGCTTTTACTTCTGTCGGCATGGTCGCGACGGCATTCGCAAACATCATTGCAGCGCTGGTAAACACGTCCAGGTTGTTCAACGTCGCCGTGGCGTTTACCGCCGGCGAAGCAATATTTGTCGGGTTGGTGCTGGATGTGACCAGCCCACCGGCGGCATAGCCACGAAGTCGCCGGTTTTCAAGCCACCGGATCACCGGCGCCGTGGTCGGGTCGTCTACCTGCCACTTTGGCGCCACGTATTCGCCTTCGTGTACGATGCCGGCAGGCTTAAAACCGGATGAATCCCGCGCGCCATATCCTTTGCCAGTATAACCACCCCGGGCGAATTGCTGCCGGCTGATAATGGCGATTTGTGCTGCTGCGGCGACCCCCGCAGCAATAGCGGCAAATGGGGAGCTCTGCAACGCTTTTAACACTGCAAGCGCTCCTTCTATAATGGCTTGCTTAATAGCCAGGCTCTTCCGCTTTTTGGCAGCCTCTAGCTCGATAGCCTCCTTTTTCCTGTTCAGCTCTTTTTGCAGGCGCTCCTGTTCCCGGTTATTACCTTCTGCGGCTTGGATTTTTGCCGCATATTCAGAATCTAATGCCGCCAACTGTTGCTCAGTCCTTTGGGCCAGCTGTTGCTCCTGTATTTGAAAAATGGCATCTGAAATAGACCCCGCTGCTGACAGCTCTAAATCTTTTATCTCTTGCAACCGCTGCTTTTCTTTTTCGGTCTTCCGGTCTTGGCTTTTATCAATCTCCTCATTAGCGCCTAATTTGGCAAGTGTAATGGCATCAATAGTTAAGAGCTCATCCTCCTCAATTAAATCATTGAATTCAATGATCGCTTCTAACTCAGCAGCTTTTAAATCGCGAGGTGAAGCCGGCGCCAGCCCGCCAAATGCGTTATTCGTATCCTCCAGACTTGGAGGCCCGTCAATCGTCGGGTTCTTAATTTCGGCGATTTTGGCCTCCAGCGATTCCAGGGCTTTTTCGGCTGCCGTCAGCTGATCAATCAAGGGTTTTAGCACCGCGGATTCGTTCGGAGCGCTTTCGATTTCAGATTTTAACCTTGAAATCTGAGCCCGCAAATCAGCCAATGAACCCGCGGCTGCCTTTGATTCAGCTTTTAATTTACCACTAACCCCACCGCCCCCAGCGTTGTCTTCACCGCCGCCACCGCCACCGGCAACGCCTTCAAATGCCTGTGCCTGATCAACCAAATCGCCGTAGGTCTTTTTCAATTCTTCCAACACCTGCTGCCGTACTTTTTCGGCTTCGGTAACGCGGTTTGCTGCGCGCACCTGAATATCGCTGGACAGGTTGATAATAGATGAGCTTTGTTCCAGCCTGGCAAGCAATATACTTTCTTCAGATGCGCCGGAAAAAAGCCCCTGCGGCCCCTGCGCCCGCACTCGTGCTTCCAACGCATCTTTGACAGCTTTGACACGCTCAGCTTCCGTTCCATAGGCCGCAATGTTGACCCCGGTCAATTCAGCGGCACGCGCCAGCTGTATATTCACCGCCGCCCGCTTTTCAGCCAGGTCGTTCGCCGCGTCGGCCTCTTTCTCCAGCAAAGGCTGGATCTTCTCTTGTTGCCGTTGCAGCGCAATTTTGACCACATACGACTGGTTAATCTTGTTCAGAATTGGCAGCAACTCTTCGTTGGTCACCTTTTCCGCATCTATGTTGGCCAGATATTGCGGGTACTGCTGTTTAAGCTTGTTGATGGCCTTAGTTCGCTCATCCGTGCCGACATTGGCATTGATAATAGAAACCGTCAGTCCGTTGAACTGCTGGCGCTCTTGCTCCAGGGTTTCAGAAACAGGGATTGAAAGGAAATCCCGGATAGCCGTGCCGATGCTACGGAATGCAGGTAACAGGTTAGAGCCCAGGTCGAGCAGCAACCTGCCGATATTCTCCTGTATTGCGCCCAGGATATGCCCAAACGACTGCCAGCCACCAGCGCCGGCCTCCGCTGCCGCCCGGGCTGATCCGCCGAATTCTGTCTCAAGCTCTCCCAGGATGATCGCTTGCGCCTTCGCTACCTGGTTGGTATCAACAAATTGCTTGATCATCTTCTGCTGTTCCTCGGAAAACGAAACGCCCACCTTGCGTAAGGCTGTCACACCCCGTACAGGATCATTCAGCGCCTTACCTACCTGAATAGCTGACGCGTTCAGGTCTTGCCCCAAACGCTGGCTTAAATCCTGAATCGCCGGGATAGTTCGGTCAAACACTTCACCCCGGATGTTAGTGAAGGTGAGCAGCAACGATTGCGCATTATTGGTTTGGTCCGCACCAAACAGCGTTACCTCTTCCAACGCATCTGCCTGCGCTTTCAGATCAGCCAGCGAGCGGCCGGCAGCCCCGGACGTCGATCTGATGGCTTCCCTGATCTGCGCGTCGGCTTTCAGCTGCTTATCCACCTCCGCAATGGCGTTCGCGCCAAACTGGCGCAAACCAGTGATGGCGCTGCGAAATAGCTCGAATAACCCGACACCGCCCGCAACGCCCAGGATGCGGCCGATGATGCCGCCTTGCTGCGGTGGTGGCGCCGACTTGGCCGTGTCGTTCACCGCTTTGATCTGGTCGTTTACCCGGCGCAATTCATCCTGCAGGCGTTTGAATTCCGGCGCCGATTGTGGTATTTGCCGAATAGCCAGGTTTAACTGCCTGGCTCGATCGACAAGCTGTGCAGGTGTTACCTTCGACAGGTCGAGGCCTTCTACCTGCTTGCCGGCGGCTACAATCTTGGTGAGATTATCCGCGACCTTCAGCTCTTCCGCTGCCAGTTTGCGCGCTGCCTCGGCGCGCTGCTCTTCGGTTTTGGTGGCATCGACCGCGGCTTTGCGATATTCCTCGATCTTCTGTTTGGATTGAGAAAGCTCGTCGTTGTACTGCTTGGTTTGCAGCAACGTCTTTGCCAGCGCCCGGCTTTCGTCGGTGATAAAATCGAGGGATAGCTGAACCTTATCCTGTCTTACTGCCATTATTGAAGGCGTTTTTGATTTCCTCGGCCACCAAATCGGGCAAGCCTGCGGCAATCTGGTTATACAAATCTGTAACAGCTGCCTGTTTTGGCTTATTGTACCACTGCCGGCGGCGTTTTACGCGCTGACGTCTCGATACGGCGACCGACCAGGCTAACCTGGTTAACACGTCGGTAGGCACCGTGCGCAAAGCCCTGTTGGCCATAAAGCGGTTGGTCCATTTACTTCGAAAACCCTTGCGCTCAATCCAGCCTTCCAGGTCTTGGATGTAATCGCTGCCGCCCGCAGGGGCGTGCAGGTTCTTCATTTCCACGTAGCGTCCGTGCGGCTCGAAGGCAATGTCGATGCGCACCCGGGCAGCCTCTTCAAGCGTCGCCGTGACTTGCTCCTGGAGCGACTGAACCAACGCGCCTGTGGCCTTGATGCCTTTGGCGTCCATCCACGACTTCCGACCGGCAATAAATTGCTTCGCCCATTCGAGGCCTTCGCGCTCGATGTAGTTGGTAAGCTCCTTAATTGCTTTGTCGGTCAACGCCATTTTAATCGCATTCGTCGGTGTAGAGATCAATCACGACGTTCCACCACCATCCAAAGCAATTGTCGGCCGACCATCGGCGTATGACGTCGCCTTGCTTATTGCCGGTGATGAGGTCGAAATTGCCGTTATCGGCATCGGCGTACAGCTTGTTTATAATGCGTCGCGATAAGGTAGCCATGTCGCTGAGCACCTGGTTTTCCGCGCCATTTGTTTGCGCTGGCTCGTTTGAAAATACGTACATGCGAAACGTGTAGCGCGTTGCAGCGTTTTCATCGTCATTCATGAAGACGATTTCAGGCGTGTCCACCCGCAAATACGGGTAGTTAATCAGCGTGCCTTGCTGCTCAATCACATCCTCATCGCTGCCGACGGTCACGCCCTTGAGGGCGGTGATCGTTGTCGGAATCGACTGGAAGTAGTTGACCAGCTCTATGTAGGTTTTGAAGTACATCAGTCGTCAGTTTCATCATCATCGCCGGCCGGCGGCGCTGATGGTTGGTTAGAAGTTACCCGGGCTGCCACCTGGCGTTTTACCAGGAATACGCACAGGTCGTGCAACATCGTTTGTTTCACCTGGTGTACATCGCCATAGGCGCCGGTGAGGGCTACGTCCTGAAAGACGCCCCACCAACCGAAGTTTGGTTCGTTGTTATCCGGCTTTTCGTCCTCTTCATCTTCGTCGTCCTGCTCGAAGAGCCAGGTGCCGTACATGCGATGCACGAAGGCTTTCAGACCGCCGAAATACAACAGGGCTTGCAATAACACCCACGCCGGGGCCTTTCGCATTTCATGCGCCCGCTGCTCGGCCTGTGTGCGGTTATAGATAGGTACGCGCAAATCGTCGCGGATCCCGGCGCGCTCAGCGTCTGGGTCTTCCTCGCGCCACAATACGGCGGCGAGGTGCGCCAATGCTTCTGCTTTCCCGCTCAAAAATTCATCGTAGTAATCACTGGCAAGGGCGAAGTCGATGCCGCGCAAGTTGTGCCCTTTGGCACGCGGGAAATAGTACACGACTCCCCGATGACTAAAGTAGCTGATTGGTACCTGCTCGCATTGTGGCTCGTCGTTGATCCAGGTAAGCAGCATGGTGAGGCCGGCCATATCCAAATCCGTCAGGCGCTTGCGCATCCAGCGCGGGGTAATATCCCGAATCATGGCGCGGCGTGCGGCCTCGATCGGCAGCGACATCATCCAACGCATCCAGCGTACGCGCCGGCGCATGGGTTGCACCTGGTCCCAGCTGTCGGGCACCGATAATGAAAAAAGCCGGCGCCGGAATAGCATCCAGCGCCGGCCTTTAACTGTGACTTTAACCTGTGTCATGCAAAAATCGCTTTCGCGTCGCCGACCAGGTCAATGGCGTCATCGGCTACGCGGTGCGCGCGGGCAACCAGGCGCAGTGCGCGTTTGATCTTGCCTTCAGCGCCGTCGTCGTCGAGGTTGGAGTTGGCCACTACGTGTTCAACCACGTCGCTGGTTTCATCCGGCGTGAGGTCTTTCAGCTCGGCAAGGGCTTGTTTGGCATTGGCCGCTACGCGCTGAATGCGGCCGAGATTGTTGAATACCACGATAGCGTCGGTCAGCTGCACGCCGTCGCCGGCGGCTTCCGCTACTTCTTCTACCACGTTTACCGCGTCGAGGGCCACTTGTTTCAGGGTTTCTACACCCAAATTTGGATTGTCCATTGCAATGGTGTTTTGATGAAAAAATGAATTCGGATGTAAAAATCCGGGGCCATTGCAGGGCGAGGTAGGACAAACAAAAAAGCCACCTGGTGTGAGGTGGCTTTTCTCCAGCTTTATGCTGTACGTTTTTTATTCTCTGTCTCCAGGTCATGTAAATGCCGCATGAGCGCGACCAGGTAATAACATGAGTTCGACATACTGGGCGTCACACCCTCTGAGTTGGGGCCTGGCTGATTCGCACCATTCACCATGCAATCCGATAAAGCGTCGGCAATGCTGTGGTGCAGGGTGGTGGCTGTTTCTGTTTCGATAAATTGGAGTAAAGCGTGCTGGGCTGGAGTAATCTCATTGGTCGTCATAAATGGATGGAATTTAAGCGGCACTACCCGAGAGGACGACCCAATTACTGCTGTAGGCAAGTAAAAGGACTCCCGGGAGTGCCTGATCTTAAAAATATTTTTTGTCGGAATTAACCAACAGTAAAGGGTCGTCTCTGCAAAGGTATATTAATTGTACAAATTGAACAAAATAAAAAAAGGTGTGCCAGGGGAAACCCCAACACACCCGAGAACACCTAAAAACCCCATTACCGTTAAACAGTGGCCAGCTTTGTAAAGGCAGGCACTTTTTTTGCCGGGCGGCGCGTCACCTCGAATTCTACTTGGCGAGGCGCCGGCGACTTTTTTACCGATTTAAGCAACTCTTTAGTCGCATCGCGCCGTTGCTCCAGCGCGGATTGGTTTTCTTTCTTCATGGCTGTTGTCTTTTTTCAGCGAGGCGTTCAACCTCTTCCCTGAATTCGTTCAGTGTGATGGTGACGGCGCTCAGTGCCGATGCGTTGAGCTTGTCCAGCTCCATTCGTTCACGCTGCTCCGCGCGCCAGGATTGCCAAAGGTAAGCCAGCGCAGACGATAATGCAACAATCACTACAGCACCAAAATAAAGGAGTATGCGCAGGATTTGGTTGTCGATCTGCTCATAGCTCTGGTTTAAGATTTCCGGATTCATACGGTGATGCGTGTTTACGGATTAATAAAAAGCCCCTCCCCGCCATAGCAGAGAGGGGCGCTCTTCCAAAAAACTATACTCAAATGGGTTACTGCCACCAGTCTTTGGTATTCGGGCATGTGGTGCGCACATACTCGATATATTTTTCTGGTAGCTCATCAGCCGTGTACACTTGCGGGTTGGTACCCTGTGCCTGGCTTTTAAGCGACAGCGGCAGGTTGGCGATGGTCGGCATCGTTTTGTCGGCGTGGCCTGGTGAGCCGGGGCCGACGTAACGAAGTGGCTGCTTTGCTTTTGGCGGCGGAATTACCGCAGGTTCTTTCTTTTCGATCGCGTCCATCGTTTAAACCAGTAAGTCGGCGATGTCGCCGGTGAATTGATATGGCAAGTCGGCGTGTTCCTCCCACATGACGGTTACGTTGTAGCCATTTTTGGGAGTAGTCACGGCCTCCGCCTTAATTTTCACAGGGTGTGCCAGGCTGCCCAGAATTTCCGTGTAGGCGTTTTGGTCGGTGGCAAGCACGACGAAGTTTTCGTCGGAAGGCAAATTCGTCAACACCTTTGATTTCGCCGCGGCCTTTTTGCTAATAAAGCCCTTCAACTCCGTGGTGTACCCGCCGTTTTCATTGGGCGTCGATTTCAGGTCGTTGTCCTTACGGGTAATGTTGAAGGTAAAAAAGGTTTTGGTTGAAGCCATCGTGATGGTGTTCACCACGTGGTTGGTGGCCGCGCCGATGGAGGTGATGTCGTCAACGCATCCGACATTGATTTGGGTGCTAAGGCCTGGCGCGTTTCGCCCGCATTCGCGGGCGATGGTGGCTAAGTTGCAATCACACATGGGTATGAATAAGTTTGAAGCGTGAATGGATGTGGGTTACAGCTCTTCAACGAGGCCGGGAAAATCCGCGACGATTCGTTTGAGCAGCGCCTGATCTTTGACGGCATTTGTGGCCAGCACTCCGCCGTCGCCAAGGTTGAAACCACCGAGTTTGAAGCGGTATTTCTTTTTGTCGAGGGTGAAGGTTGGCGGCGGGCCTGCGGGTTCTGGTTTGACCACGATTTTGGCAGAGTTTCCGGTGCTTGGGACAGCCGCTTCGAGGGCGGCGACTTTTGCCTCCAGCTCTTCTTTTTCAGCCTGGATGGCTGCCAATTTGGCTACGAGCTCGTTTGCTTCTTTGCCTACGACCTCTTTTTCAGCCTGGAGGGCTGCCACTTGTTCAGTGGCAGCCTTCAGGTCGGCTTGAAGTTTTTCAATATCCTCCATGATTTTCGGAAAGATTTATCGGTGAAAAAATGGGGTTAAGCCAGGTCGTTTACAACCAGTGCGCCTTCATCCAGCTGCGCGATTTGGCAGCCTACTTTGAAGTCGAGCCAGAAATCAACCACACGCTTGTTTTGCTCGAATTCGAACATTTGGTCACCGATCTGATCGTAGCCCACTTTCAGGTTTTTGCCCGGCGTCATGATGATCCGGTTGCTCGTGCCCATGCCAGGCATCGGCATCAGGATTGCGTTCTGGCTGAAATCCAGCGTGACGGTGGCGTCCTTGTTGGTGCTGACATACTTGCCGTAGTCCGCACGGTACCCCTGCTGGTATTTCTGAAAGTTTGCCCAGCTCATGAACACGTACACCTGCCCTTCTTTGTAGCCTGCGCCCTGGGTATTCCACATGCTTTCGGTCAGGGCTACGATGTTGGAGGTGGTGATAGAGCCGCCCGGCGTTGCAATCACCTGGCCGGCAGGGATGGTACCCGCCGTAACGGCGTCGGCGATGATTTCCAGGAAACCGTCGAAACATTGGTTCATCGGCGTGGTGCCGCCGGTTACGGTGCCGGCTTTTACCCCTTGCCACAAAGCAGCCTCCAACTCTTCGGCATGCGTTTTCAGAACCGCGTCGAGGATGAAACCCTCCATAGGCAAATCTTGCCCGGGATTCTGGCCTTGACGGCGCATGTAGCCCAGGTAAGTGGCTTCAAATTCCTGCGGCACAAACGACAGGTCGCGTTTGATGGCGACCACATCGAGGTGTCGGGGGGCGAATTCAACCGCGTCGGCGGCAGCACTGAATTCTTTCGACCAGGCTACGGCTTTGTTTGCGGCAGTTTTCAAACGGGTGAGGGTCAAACGGCCCTTGATACCTTCCAGCACTTCAGCTACCAGCTGAGTTTTGCCGCTGTAAAAGGCTTTGATGATAAGATCATCGGAAAAATCCTGAACGTAGTCGCGGTACGCAGCTACATCGGTGAGTTTCGCAGATAAAGACATATTGTGAAGCGTGTCTTGGTGAACGAATATGGTTTAAGTAGGCTACGCGTTACGCGCTGCGCGATTCTTCAAGTACTGTTTGTTCATGGGATTCTTCTCATAGGCGCGGGCTAATCCGCCACCTGGCTCGCCGCCCGTATGCGTGTCTGCCAAAGTTTCCTTCAGCTTTCCGATTTCAGCCTGCGCGTCAGCCAATTGCTTTTCGAGGTCGGCTTTATCGGTTTCGAGTGCGCTGAGATTCGCCTGTAGCGTATCACGTTCGCCCTCCAATACGGCTACGGCGCTCTGGAGTGCTTGGGTGCCGTCTTGCAGCTCCGTTACCTGCGCTTGCAGGTCGGTGATCTGCTTTTCGAATTCAGCACGAACAGCTGATTCGATTTCTTCGCCGGCTTTTACGCCGCGCAGTGTCTCGTGGACTTCCTGCTCGGTCGCGGCGTGGTCGATTTTAAAAATTCGTTTGGCTTCCAGGATAATGTCAGCCGCCCAGGTAGTTAAGCTCATTTGCTCATTTTTTGCGCCGCTCTACATTCGCCATCAAGCGAGACACGGCATAGGTGAACGATCCGATACCATCAATCAGGCCGCGACTGCGGGCTGCTTTGGCATCAAACATGGCGCCGCTCAGGGTGTGGTTCACATCTCCTTTTAGCTGGCGATATTGTTGTACTTCGTTTAGGAAGTGTTGGTTGCTGCGGTTCAGGTTGTCCTTCAGCGGTTGAAGGTTTCCTTTCAGGAACTCCCGGAAGTCGGCGTTTTTATTGACAGACTTGTCGGCGTAGATGTCTTCGTACCACTGGTTGTACAATCGGGCGAAGTCTTTTGAAAAAGTCATATAACTGCCGATGCTTCCGAACTGGGCGGCATTGCTGCTGCCAATAATTTCATCGGCCGTAACGGTGCCTCTGATGCCCGCGCTGGCCAGCAGATGCGCATAAACCACCACAGCTTTCGGCGAGTCAGCAATGACCGACTGTAGCATTGTTCCGGCCAGGCTTTCGCCGCCGCCGGTGTTGGCTTCGATCAGTATGCCTTCGATGTTTGGGTTCATATTGGCCTCGTGGACAGAATCTACCAGCGATTGCACGCCGCTGCTGCTGGCGCCGTCACTTGCCCGCATTACGCCCGAAAGGCGCAAGTGGGCAATGGATCCAGGCGGCGTTTCTTCGTGCTCGCTCAGCTTCCATTTGTCGCGCACCATCCGTGGTCCCTCTGCGCCCATGACAATCAAACCTGGGCGCGACGCTGCGCGCCTGCGGCCGATACCCAACTCTGAATAAGGCGCACCGCTTTTGAGTAGCGCAATTTCGTTTAGGTATTCAACGAGCTGTGCAAAGCCCCACTCTTCCTCGATCTCGAACTGACCGGAAAGAATGAATTCGTCTATGTGTCGATTGCTGCCTTGCATTTGCATACCACAAATGTGGCCTCGCTATTTATCGGCCTAATAGGACATAAAAAAGCCCGCCACAACTGTTTGTGACGGGCCTTATTGAGCGTGCTTCAGTTTTACATAAGCAGGAAATCAGACCACAGGTCGAGCGAGTAGAGCATACAGAATCCCGCGAAAAGCGATACTGCTACGGCGATCAGTATTTTCCACCAGGCCGGCCAGTTGTGTAGAGTTTCCAGCACCCGTCTGCCGCGAACGGCAATAAAGGTGCTTAGAATCAGGGCGTAGGTAAACATTGCCTTTTTCATCAGTTTACCTCCATAAATTCCAGGGAGCTATTACCCTGTACAGTAATAGCAGAGCTGCCAACCTCAGAGGCAAATTTTACCTGATAGGTGCCGTTTGCTGTGGCAGAGACTAAGCCTTCTATAATTACAACATTGTTAGCCGTGAAGGCTGATGTAGCCGACGGCGTATTGGTCGATAGTGCGTTCTGATACTGAACAAATTCAGTAGTCGCTGTTAGCGGTGATTCTACCTTAAAGCTTACCGTGCCTGTCGGCCCGCTAAGTGTCCAGGCGCTACCGGTTGTCTTGGCTGCTGCGCTATATCGTATCGTTGCTTTGAACTTGTACGTGATGCCATTCACCGCGGTGAATGATAGGCCCGTAACGTTTGCCAGGGTGGTGGTACTGTTTGTAACAATACCACTGGTTCTCGCAAAACGATACTCGTTTTGAAGCACCCAGTTAGAACCGTCGTAAATCATTCCTTCCCCTGCATCGGCGTTAGACTCAGAAAAGTCACTCAGCTTTACTGTTCCAGGAAGGATTTCTGCCCCCACAATTGCCCACGTAGACGCTGTAACACCCCTGATATGAAAGCTTGGTTGCTCCGTACCAGTTGGGTCTAGCAGTTGAACTGATGCATTACCAGATATTTGGTTGCCGCCGCCATTTATTGTAATGACATCATTGCTACCGTTAATAATGATAAACTCCTTGCCTGGTATAACCGGGCTTGGCAATGTAAGGGCTATCGGCCCGGTAGTGGCAAAAATTAAATCATCGCTATTTAAAAGCGTTTGGGTTGTAGACACCGTTCTGACTTTGCTATACACCGGTGCAAGGTTCTGTGTTACGGTGCCAACCGTTGGGTCGTATTCCGTAGCCACTGTTCCATTTAATCTTACTTCGGCTTTGCCGGCATTGGTACTACCGATGGTAGTAGCCAAGCTTGACGTAGTATTAAATGCCTCGAATGCAGATGCTGTAGTGGTAGAGAAAATATCACCGTTACCAATTGATTCGATTTTCCCAGATGAAACCATATTACCGGCCACCGCCAGCTCGTAGGATGCGGATGGTGCTTGCCCGATACCGACGGTGCTGCCGTCGGTTCGAATGGCATTGGTTGCTGTTAATGTGGTGTCGCTGTAATGAAGGGTTTGTGTGTTGGTGCCGGCCGGCGCACCGGATGCGTCAGCCGACGGCTCCCATGTTAAAAGCGTATTATTCCACTTGAGTACTTGCCCATTAGTTGCCCCCATCTGGGCAAGATTTTCCGCTTCTACGGCGGCGATGCCTAGTTCATCTGTGCCGATAGCATCGGGAGCAATATGGAAATCATCCAAGGAGTTTTGCCTTACAAATGCGGTCACATTTGTTTTGGTTCCGCCATCCGACAACGAGAAATCTATTGTATTGGTTTGGTTAAAGCTGGCCGTCGTTTGTGGTGTTTGGGACGTCCCTTCGTCTTGCAGCGTTGCGTATCCACCAGAACCTGTGTTATCTGCCGATGGCTCCCATACGCCCAATGTGTTGTTCCACTTAATCACCTGGCCGTTTGTCGCACCGGCCTGGTTAATCTTAGCCATGGTTACCGCACCATTCGTGATCTCCGCTGTGTTTACAGCGTTGTCCGCCATCGTGGCGTTATCCACGGCATTGTTTACAATTTGAAGGTTTGAGAACGCGCCGCTAAGATCACCGC